TTCGACACCGAACCGGCCCCCACGCCACAGTTTCCGCGCTGGTACAGCGTCGCCATCTTCGTCCTGCTGAGCAGCGCCACCCTGTTCGCCATGTGCGCTACCGGGAGGCCGGGGGCATGAACCTGCGACCCGGCCAGAAGATGGACGCCAAATCCTGCCGCTATTGCCGGGGCACCGGCACTATCCTCATGACCCATGCATTCGTGCGCGGTTATCGCCAGCGCGTAGGTCGCCGCTGCACCCATGTTGTCGGCAATCCGCTCGGCGAGAACGGGAGTGCGGGAACATGACGTCACCAGTGCACTGTACCGAATGCGAGGAGTATGGCTGTTGCGAAGCGCATCCGCTTTGTCCCTTATGCGACGGCGAAGGCGTGGTCGTGGATGATGAAAGTCGTCACGTTATCTGCCCGCAATGCGAAGGCGCGACGCAGATCGTTGATTTGGGTGCAGCATGACCAAGGTCCGCGCCCCTCTCACCTTCTCCCTCGCCATAACAACGGCTGTCGGCCTCATTGGCTGGGATCAGGCCGCCCGCCTCACGCGCCGGTCCAAGCGGGCAGTCCGCTATTGGAGCGAAAGCGACAAGGCCAGTCTGCCCACGCTGGATCAGGCCATGGCCCTCGATCGGGACTTTCTGGCGCGAGGCGGCGGCTTTGCCCCGATACTCGAATCCTATGCCCGCCAGCTGGACATTTCGCTGGTCGATACGCTGGCTTGCCGCGAAGCGCTGGCCGACGACATCGCCCAGGTATCGTTGGAATCGGCGGACGCGATCAGCAGCAGCATCCATGTGACGCTGCCCGGCGCATCGCCCACCGAAATCTATCACGCCATCAAGGAGACTGAGGAGGCAAGCGGGGCGATGAACCGGCTGCTGACCCGTCTCAAATCCTTTCTGCCCGGCAATGGTGCTGCGCAGGGAATTTCGGGGGAAAGCTGAATGTCGGGTCTGCCACATGTCACTTGTCCGGCCTGCGGGGGCCGTGCCCATTCTCGGGCTGTGGGCAAAGTTAGCACGCTCTTTCGGGAGCTATATTATCGCTGCCGCAATCCTGATGCCTGCGGGCATGAATTCGTTGTCGAGATGGTCGCCGTGCGCAGCACCAAGGCGAGCCGCTTCCCGACGCCGCTGGCCGTGCTGCCGCTGACCACATGGCACGCTGCCGCGAATGACCGCGCCGACAATGATAACGGTCCGCCCAGCGAACCCGCCGATGCCGTGGCCACCCAGACCTAGCCGCTCGGCCTAGTCGAACCGATCCTGACGAACAAAACCCACCCCGGCGCACCCCGCCGCCGGGAACGGCCCCTTATTGCCTGAGAAATGCCGCCCCATGCGTGAAGACATACTCCGCCAAGTCACAGCCCGACTGATCAAAGACTATAAATTCACCGATCGCGGCGACTTTCTGCGCGAGGGGAAATGCCCTCAGTGCAAGGAAGGCAAGAAATCCCTTTGGACCCCCGCAGGCCACCCGTGGATTCTCCGCTGCGGCCGCGTTGAAAAATGCGGTTGGGAAGGCGAAACAAAGAAGCTGTATCCCGACATTTTCGACGACTGGTCGAAGCGCTACAAGACTACGCCGCAGAACCCCAACGCCGCCGCCGACGCCTATTTGTTTGCCGCTCGCGGCCTCGACATTGCCCCGCTCAAGGGCGCGTACACGCAGGAATGGTATAGGGATCAGGAACTGGACATCGGATCGGCGACCGTCCGATTCCCGATGCCCGGCGGCGGCTATTGGCAGCGCCTGATCGACCAGCCCCACCGCTTCGGCGACAAGAAGGCTACCTTCTCCTACGGCGGCGGCTATCGCGGGCAGGTCTGGACCTATCCCGGCGACACCCTCCAATCACTGGCCCGCGCCGAAGAAATCTGGATCGCGGAAGGCATTTTCGACACCTGCGCGCTGCGGCAAAACGGCATCGTCGCGGTGTCGGCCATGTCCTGCAACAATTTCCCCAAGCTTTTTCTGGCCGATCTCCGCAAAGCCATAGGCGACGATCCCTTGGCCGGGGCCGGGCCGCGCCTGATCTTTGCCTATGATCAGGGCGCCGCCGGTGTCGAATATACCATCGCCCATGTCGCCGAAGCGCGTAAGGCTGGCTGGCTCGCCAGCGCTGCGCAGGTTCAGGTGGATGGCGAGGGCGAGAAGCGGGACTGGAACGATCTGCATCAGGCCGAACGGCTGCAAGCGCATCATATCGAACAGTATCGGTGGGCGGGCGACGTCACCATTGCGGCTTCCGCCGACGAAAAGGCGTTCCTGATCTATAAGCGGTTCAAGACCGCGTCTTTCCCCCTGATCTTCAACCAGCGCCAGCTATGGGCGTCATTCTCGCTGGAACGGATCGAGAGCATCCTTGAAGGGCTGCGCGAGACTGACCCGACCATCGCGGCGCTGCCCTATCAGGATCAGTGGGAACAGGCCGCCCGTCAGGCCGCCGATATCACCGAACTGGCGAACTGCACCTTCCGCACCCTGTATTTCCAGAAGGATGCCCATATTGAGGAGGGCGCCTATTTCTTGCGCGTCGACTTTCCCCGCGTAAAGGGCCAGCCCCGGCGTGAGACGGTCAAGGCGACCTTTTCCGGCGCGAACCTGTCCGCCGGGGCCGAGTTCAAAAAGCGGCTCGCATCCGTCGCGCACGGCGCGCAATGGACCGGCACGACCGGCCATCTGGACAAGCTGATGCAGCGTCAGTGGGCCAGCATCCGCTTGGTCGAGGCGATCCAGTTCACCGGCTATTCGATTGACCATGAAGCCTATCTGCTGGGCGATCTGGGCGTCAGCAAGGGCAAGGTCGAGAAGATCAACGAGGACGATTATTTCGTATTCTCGCGCAAGGCGGTGAAGCTGCGCACGGCGGATCGCCTGTTGAAGCCCAACTATGACGCTGACCGGCTCGACCTCGACTGGCTCCAGCCCGTCTATGAGGCATGGGGACCGAAAGGTTATGTCGCCCTGACATTCTGGGTGCTGTCGCTCTTTGCAGAGCAGGTCCGCACCATGCAGGATAGCCTTGGCTTCCTTGAAGTGACCGGCCCACCCGGCACCGGCAAATCGACGCTGATCGCCTTCCTGTGGAAGCTGATGGGACGCGTCGGCAATTATGAGGGCTTCGACCCGACAAAGGCCACCAACGCCGGTATCTCGCGAACCTTGGGGCAGGTCGGCAATCTGCCCGTCGTGCTGATCGAGGGCGACCGCAATCAGGAAACGCCGCACAGTCGCCGGTTCGAATGGGATGAACTGAAAACCGCCTATAACGGTCGCGCTGTCCGTACCCGCGCCATCGCCAATGGCGGCATGGAGACGTTCGAACCGCCTTTCCGGGGTGCGATTGCCATCGTGCAGAATGACCCGGTCGAAGCGTCCCCAGCGATGCGTGAACGCATCATGGGCCTGACGATCGACAAGGCAGGCTGGGGCGACAACACCCGCGAGGCGGCGGAAAAGGTTGCCCGGATCGACCGCGACGACGTCTCAGGATTCATCGTCCATATCGTCCGCAAAGAGGCGGAAATCCTGAAATGCTATCAGGAGCGCTTCGCCCAGCACCGCGACGCAATGCTGAAACAGCGCGGGATCCGCAACAACCGCTTGGCGCTCAACCACGCCCAGCTGGCCGCCATGTTCGACGCGATGCAGATCGTGGTGAACAAAATCCCGAAGGCCGCGGCGGATGCCACCCATGATTTCATCCGCGAAATGCTGACGGATCGGCAGCGGCAGGTTGAGCATGATCACCCTCATGTCGAACTGTTCTGGGAGCGGTTCGACTACATCGCCATGCACGAGCAGGAACACACCGATCGCCCGATCGACCACAGCCGCGCCGAAGACGTCATCGCGATCAACCTTGTCCAGTTCGAACAAAAATGCGGCGATCTGCGCCTGATCCTGCCCCCGATGAACGAACTCAAGCGGCTGCTGAAAAACAGCAAGGCCCGGAAATTCATCGCTCACAAGCCGGTCAATTCCCGCACCGGCAAGACTGTCAACTGCTGGGTTTTTGCCCGGCCCACCACCACCCCCTCCGCATAAAACAGGAAGGCAATCATGCAGGCTCAATCTGTAGATAACCCCGCGCCCGCGATGCGCATGGCATCCGTCCCCGATGGCCGGGGCGGCTTCACGCACCAGCTAGTGCCCGTCACCGCCGCCCCATCGACCGGCAAGGGCAAGAAAAAGCAGCACGTCCCCGATCCCATCAGCGCAAACCCCGACGCTGCCGCGCAGCAGCTGGCCCAGCTGATCGAGCGCATCGAGCGTCTGGAGGAAGAAAAGAAGAGCATCGGCGACGACATCAAGGACGTTTATCTGGAGGGCAAGGCCACCGGCTTCGATCCCAAAATCATGAAGTCCATCATCGCGCTGCGGAAGATGAACCCCAGCGATCGCATGGAAGTCGAGGCGCTGCTCGAAACCTACAAAACCGCGCTGGGGATCGCATGATGCGCAGCCGGCCAAATCCCGCCATCCACGCCATCGGTTGCAGCTGCGATGCCTGCTGTCCTGCTGGCCGCCGTGGCCGCCGCTTCGGGCTGTTGATGAAGGGTGCGACCCGTGCGCTCCTCCTCGTCGCCATTCTCTGCGCCATCCCCTTCCTCATTGCCCGCTTTGTGGCCTCTATTCAGGAGGAACGCCGTTGAGCATCATCGTCATCCATGGTCCGCCCGGAAGCGGAAAGACACTGAACGCCCGCGCCTTCGCCGACTTCTTCGGCATCGAAACTATCGTTGATGACGGCAAATGCAGTCACCAGCCCTTCCCGCAAAGGAAGGCCATCGTACTGACCACCCGTTCGCCCGACGAGGTGCGTCGCTGGCGCGCCAACTCACTGCGCGGGCCGCGCTCCGCCGAAGCCGTCGCTTTCGTGCCGATCGTCACCGCCCTGCGCCGCATCGGCGCACCCATGCCAAAACCTGCCCTGTCGCTGGCGGAACACACGACGCTGACCTTCCTGTCCGAAGGCGGCCCGGTCGCGACCCAGCATATTGCCGGGCTGTGCCGTCACCGCCAGACCGCGACCGCCCGCGACATGATGAAGCGCCTCGAAAAGCGCGGATTTGCGCGGGGCGTCTCCGCACCCGGCAAAACCCGCATCTGCTGGTGGCAGATCACCGACGCGGGCCGAATGGCGGTGCAGGCATGACCGCCGCCCCTTGGGCCATCACCACGCCCGACCACTGGCAGGCCATCGTTTCGGAGTGCAACCGCCGCGACGATGGCTGGGCCGACGAAATCCGCAAAGCCGGTCACAGCGACCGGCGCGGACGCCTGATCGAAGCCCGCAACGCCGACATGGCACACTGGCACATCATGGCTGTTCTGATCGCCCGCCATCTGAACATTCCCACCGAGGAACGCGAGGAAATCACCGGCTATGACCGCCCACATTTCCCGGAGGATCGGGAAGGCTGGCTTGCCCTCATCGCAACCGCCCGCCGTGCCCGCGATAAGGCCGCCGACCGGGAGCATCAGCCCCTCTACCGCCACCTGACCCTGATTTGCCGCTGGGCGCACCTCTATGTCCATGTCTGGGCACTGCCGCGCCTCGATATGATCAACGCCGCCGAACAAAGGACCGCTGCATGACAGTCCCTCGCATCCTTGTTGCATGTGAATTTTCGGGCACAGTCCGTGATGCATTTTTGGTTCGCGGATACGATGCCTGGTCATGCGATCTGCTCCCTGACGAAAAGCGCAGCAACCGGCACATTACAGGCGATGCGCGCAATTATCTCGGCGATGGCTGGGATTTGCTGATTGTCGCACACCCTCCCTGCACTCGGCTCTGCAACAGCGGTGTCCGTTGGCTCTCACCCCCCCCTCCGAGCCGGACAAAAGCCGAAATGTGGGCGGAACTGGACGAGGCAGCAGCCCTGTTCTCGACATTCTGGAACGCACCCATTGAGCGGATCGCGGTAGAAAATCCGGTGATGCATCGGCATGCAAAAGAACGGATCAGCGGATATCGCGAGCCTGCCCAAAGTGTACAGCCGTGGCAGTTCGGACATGGTGAAACGAAGCGGACCTGCCTCTGGTTGAAAAATCTTCCGCCCCTGACCCCCACTAAAATCGTGGAGGGCCGTGTCGCTCGCGTCCATCGGATGCCCCCAGGTCCTGATCGCTGGAAAGAGCGCAGTCGCTTCTTTCCCGGCATCGCAGCAGCAATGGCAGATCAGTGGGGCCACGCGGCCATGCAACAAATGAGGATGGCGGCATGAGCGGCGAACTTACAGCGCGCCCGAAGGGCAGCACCCGCCATCCTTGGGATTGGTATGTTGAGGGAAAATGGGTGACGCACCGCCTGCTCGACATGATCACCCTGGAATCCGACGTTACCTATTTGGACCCGTGCTGCGGCCAGCTGCATATCCCGGAGGCGCTGACCGAACGCGGCCTGACTGCCTATGGTACCGACCTGTTCGCCCGTGCCGCCGCGCATCGCCTGTTCATGGGCGAACATGACCTGCTGGGCGATCAGCGCCATCTACTGGAGGCAACGACCGGACTGTCGATCATCTTCAATCCGCCATTCTCTTTTCAGAATGGTCGGCTTGTGCGCGGTCTTGCGGAAAAGTGCATCCGCCGCGCCCTGTCGATCGCCACGCACAAGGTCTGCGCCCTGCTGCCCCTCAAATGGCTCGCCAGCGAAGGCCGCTTCCGGCTGTTCACGGAAGAGACGCCGATCGGCGTGTGGATCCTGAGCGAAAGTCCGTCGATGCCGCCAGGCAACATGATCGAGCAGCTGGGCGACGATGCCTATGATCATGGCAAGGTCGATTGCATGTGGGTTGTCTGGGACAAGCGTAGCGCCGCCATGACCGATGTTCATGGTCGGCCCTTCGCCCCGACATTCTGGATACCGCCCCGCGAGAAGATCGCGGCCAGCAAAGGCGTTCGCAAAGCCGCATGACCGCGACTAAACCCCTTCCCGGCCTGCTGACAGAAGCGGAGGCCGCCAAATGGCTAAGCATCTGCCCCCGCACCCTGCGTAAGCTGCGGCAGGACGGGAAGGTGCACTATGTCTTGATCCGAACTGCCGTCCGCTACACGCTGGACGACTTGATTCTTTACGTCGAAAGTGTCCGTACCGCATGTCCGTCTACCAGCGCGAAGGCTCCCCGTTCTGGTGGTACAGCATCACCCTCCCCGACGGTCGCCGACTTCGAGGCAGCACGAAGAAAACGACAAAGCGCGACGCCAAGATAGTCGCGGCGGAAAAGGAGCAGAACGCCCTCGCACAGCCGCGCCGCGATCAGGCATGGCGGCTGCGCGAGGTGCTAGGCACCTACTGGGAAGACCACGCGAAGAATCTGCAAAATGCATCCGTCATGTTCTTCCACTACGAATTGCTTTCCGAATTTTTCGGCGCCGATCTGCCCATAGCCGACCTGACATCATCCCTGCTTTTGGATTATCGCGCAGCCCGGCGCGGCGGCAGCATCAAGGCCACCGCCGACATGCTCGATCGCGACGCCGCATGGCGCGCCCGTGCGATTGATGAAGCGGGAATGATTGTCGCCGTCCAGCCTCAGACGGTGAATCGCGACTTCGCTCACCTGCGCGCCGCCATGAACTGGGCGGCAAACATGCATTCAAAGATCATGCCTCGCATCAACTGGAAAGGCCTCAAGGCCAAGGAAGCGCCCTTTCGTGTGCGCTTCGCCAGTGGCGACGAGTTCGCCGATCTCCTCAGCATTGCGCACCCTTCAATGCGCGACATCATCCTGTGCGCGGTAACTACCGGCCTGCGTCGCGGGTCTATCTTCGCAATCGAATGGCATCAGGTGGACTTACGTGTCTCAACCATCACCTTGCCAAAGATGAAGGGCGGAAAGCCCCATTCCGTCCAGATCGCGCCCGCCCTGCGCGCCGCGCTCGGCCGCACGAAACCGGCTGACCGAAAAGGCCTGGTCTTCGACGCCACCAACCACAAGCGCCGCTGGGAGCAAGCCGTCAAGGAGGCTGGGCTAGTCGATTTCCATTTCCACGATCTGCGGCACACCTTCGCCAGCTGGGCGCGCATCAATGGCGCCGACCTGCTCGACATCTGCGAAGCCCTCGCCCACTCCAGCGTATCGGTCACACAGCGCTACGCCCACGTGAAGCCGCAAGAGACGACAACGGCTTTCGACCGCGTTGCTGCGGCTTTCGCGTCACATTCCGCGTCACAATCTCATAAAAAGCGGGCATAAACGGCGCATTTCCGCCGTTTGTCGGGCACCACAACCGGATTAGGAATCCGACGCTCTATCCTGCTGAGCTATGGGTGCCCGGTGACGGCTCTATGCTGCGTCGGCGGCGGGGTCAATTCTTCACTTCGGGGGGGATCACCGGAAAGGGAAGCGGCGCCACCTCCACCCCTTCGGCCATCAGCGCCCGCGCCTCTTCCAGCGCCACTTCGCCG